TGAGATTGTTTTCTTAACGCTGATTGCTTTCTAAATAATTCTTTCCTAGTATTTTTAATTTCAATATAATGGTTGCTATAAACCCATTTGTCTCTATTTCCTTTGACTATAGTACCATTATCATTAAACTTATTAGGATTAGTCGCTCTTCTTGATCTATCCATTTTTCTTTGAAGCAATTTAACTTCTCTATCAATTTTATTAATATTCGGTGCTAATTCTAGTAGTTTTACTTGATATTGACTACTGTAAGCAATAGTTTGAGTTCCAATATCTATACCTACATTTCCAGTGCCAATTTTCCCCTTAATTTCACCATTAGATGTTATCTTTATTGGAGGAATACCATCTAAAATTAATTGAATATAATAATGATGTCTTCCTTTGATTATTTTTCGTATAATACGACAATATTTAACTTTGTTCTCCAAAGACATTTTAGCATAAACATCATTCTTTTTAATTGCTACTGATATTTTTAATCCATTCCATAATACCACATTATTAATAAATCTTATTCCTGTTTTATTTGATTTTCCTTCTAATGAATTCAAATCATCATAAGATTTATAATTCACTTTTTTAGCTGTATGAAATATTAATCCTTGAAATGCTGAGAAGCATCTGGTAGCTACTTTTTGTGTTGTAAAGGCATCAATATTTTTCTTGTATTTATGTTGCATAGGTTTAACAAAATCATGTAGTGAATATTCTGTTAAACCATATTTATTATTCAATGTTTGAAATTGCTTGTTTCGTTCTTTGCCTTTTACCATTTTATAAACTCTTTGATATTCTTTTGATTGTCTCATTGTATTATAACGTTTGTGTAGTTCATTCAAACAAGCGTTATACATTTTTCTACCAATTTCAAATCTTTTACTTAAAACATCCTCTTGAAACTTTTCAGTATTTAATGGAAGAGTTAAAACAAAGTTTGACATATATTCACCTCATTTCTACGATCTTGATTTTTGTTCTTCTATATATTTTTTAACAGTTTCACTTGATACATTTCCTGCAGTAGATACAAAATAACTTCTAGTCCACAAACTAGGCATCTTCTTCAATTGTGGAAACTCATCTCTTAAAACTCTACTTGTAACACCCTTTATCTTTTGCATAATATCCGATGGACTTAATGTTGGAAGACAATTTAAAAACATATGTGCATGGTCTTTGTCACATTCAATAGCGACTATTTTTATTTCCATCTCCTCACAAACAAAATTAACCATGAATTTAAATCGTTCTTCCACATTAGGTATTAAAAATATTTTTCTTCGATACCTTGGACAAAATACAAAATGATAATTGATTAATGAAACGGTTGTGTTTGTGCGTCTATAAATATTTTCCATAAAATAATTATACTATACAATGTGTATGTTGTCAACTATTTTATACACATTAAAGTGCTATCCATCCCACACCTGAAGGAGTGGGTTTTCGCACATCCTTGTAAACCGTGATGATGGGTTGGGATTGAGTAGGGATTAGATAAATGGAATTGTAGAGGGATTTTTATAATCTCTCTTTTTTGTTTGATTTTGTCCTATAAAAAGTTAGATTCGTGGGATAATTAGGGATTAATTTTATTTTAAAATTTAATACCTATATTTATTATAATTTACTTATCTTCTTCTTCAATTATTTCTTTATTATCTAAATGAACTTTAAGTTTATCTAAACCTTTCCATTGTCTATCTTTTGCTGTTAAATCATTGTAAATTCGGTACATTTCAGAACTGCTCCAGCCCATAATTTCAATAATAAAGTCGGATTCTAAACCTATTTTTGTTAAATATGTGACTGTATAATGTCGAAAATTGTGAAAATATATCGAATCTTCCATAAAATCATCCCACTTTTCAATCCAACCCCTAATAGTATGTAATGTAGCTGGTTTACCATCTCTTGTTATAAAAATAGAATCATGATCTTTGTTATATTTCTTCATAATTTTTTCTCTTTCAATTAACCAATCATTGTAATACGGTAAAAATATATCTTTTATTATGTATTTTATTAGTGGCTTACCTTGTTTTGTAAAACCTTTAGTTTTTATTGGTTTTAAAGTTTCTAAAAATAAGTCCCATGCAATATTATTTTCATCAATAATAGATGTTTTAAACCTAAGTAATTCGCTAACTCTTGCTCCACTACTAATAGCTAATGCTAAAAGACATGCCTCCTGTGGTTTATTAAGTGTATTTTTCAAATGATCCAATAAATAATCAATCTGTTCTTCAGATAGGATTGTCTTTTCTCTAACAGGAGACTTAGGCATTAAATCTACTGCTTTTAACACAATATTTCTGTAATTTAAAAATTCCTCATCATAAAATCTCTCAATAAATTCTGATAGTGAACTTAAAGCAGAACGTATTCTACTAAATCTATTTGAACTCCAATGTAATTCTTCTACTCCATAACCAAAGAAATCTGCAAATTCAATTTTCTTCATATCAGTAAATAATTTATTATCATTTTCTAATAAATTCCATGTGAAGAAGATATTTAAATCTGATGTGTAGCCAGTTACAGTACCATCGCTCTTGGATGTATTTTTGTATTTAAGAAATTTATCTACTAATTTTACATTTTTAGGATTAAATTGTGCAGTTAATTCTGGAGATGTTATTTGTTTTTTGAAAGTTTCTCTTGCTATTGTAATCACTTCCTTATTATTTTATTTATTACTAATTAAATATCTTTTTATATGTATCTTCATTTAAATCACATGGAAATAATATGTAATATTCAACTCCTGCTTCTTTAAACATTCTTTCTTTTTCTTTTAGTTTCAGTCTATATTTTTCTTTAGATTTACTATTCAATGGTTTATCATTTAAATACCACTCTTTATAATCCCTTAATAAACCTGCAATTTCGATATAAATTAGTTTATCTTTGTATTTTATTACATAGTCGCAATCCATTAATCCTTCATAATCACTAATGAATGTTTTGTATCTTACTCCTCTATAATAATCTAAATTATATTCAAATTTATTATTTCTCAAATAACTAGTAAAAGCATATTCAAATTGAGAAGAAGTAGTTTCTCCATCGTCATAATGTTTTACTAACCCACTACCAGATTTACACAACTCAAATCCTATACTTATTAAATAATCACGAAATTTTACACCTAATTGTGTTTCAAAATGTTTAACATATGTAGTAAAACTCATAGTAAATTCACAATTATTAATATCATCTTTGGTTATTATATTCCTATCTTCTTCTAATTTTATTTTATTACATAATCTTATAATATCTTGTTCTAATTGTTCTATTGGCCTTATTAATTCATTTACATCTGCTCCAACAATAGTAAGTCCTAATTCTTCTTTCATTTTGTTCATACTTCCCCAATGTGTTTTTATCATTCCTACTCCTATGGAGTTTTCTTTTGGATTGGTAAAATCCTTTTTCATTAATGGTCTATTTAATTTTGATTGCATATTTAATATAATTTCAATTGTTTTTTCTTTTGACATTGTATATCTAGGTTTAAAGCCACACCATTCAACAAATTGACTAAAGTTTGTAACATTTTCATCTGAACAATGAGTTACAAACCATCTACTACTAGGAAGATTATATTCATTATTAATTAATTCTCCAAATGTTAATGCTGATCCTTTTTCATTACTTATTTTCTTGTAAAGTTCTACCATTTCTAAATAATCATCAACACCACTTCTTATTTTAGTTGTTTTCCCTAATTTTATATAGAAATCTTTAAGTTTAATATTATTATTCTTTAGTATCTTTTGAACTGTTTGCCATTGTGGTAAATCATATGAACCACTATTACATTCTACACTAGTTGGTATTTTGTTGTTAATTTTCTCAAATGATTTAAATATTGTACATAATTCTTCAAGTGAAATTTTTGATGATACTCTTGCCATTTTATTACCGCCTTTCGTATTATTCCTTAAAAAGAAAAACGAGGAAAGAAGATATTAAGGCAAAATCCTCCTTATCACGTTGCAATCGCTATCCCCTTATTTGTATTTTTGACACACAAAAATAGACATCAAACTTGATGCCTCAATTTCTATATCAAACTTATCTAACTTGTTGATTCCTCTAGAAATTCATTAGTAATATCTCTATTAAACTTATTTAGTTTTAACCATTGTTCTGGTGTAACTGTTGGGAGTTTATCTGCTATTTGTGACATCAATACACTTCCTTTATTTATTTATTACTTCTTCTTACTACAAACTAAATCCTTAATCTCGTCTTGTACTCTTCCTTCACATGCCTTAACAAATACACTACATTTTCCATCTTTATATCGTTTACATTGGATGCAATTATTAGATTTAAAATCCTCTAATTGAGATATATTGTCAAATATACCTATGTAATATACTTTTTTAATTTCAATTTCAATTCTTGGATTATTTGAAGTATAATTTATACCTTGAACTCTTTCACATAATTGAACGTCATCTATCCAAACTACACCTGATTCAGTTATGGAATCTGCGAGGCATTTAAAATAGTTGTTAGCATCCATATCTATGCGTGGAAAAAAGAATTTGCAATCCATGTAGTAGTGTTGAAATTTATTATCTGAAATTACCCAATTTTGAAGTTTTGCTTGTTCTTGAACATATTTTGTGAATTCTTTTTGATATTTTACTGCATCTGCGGTTTTGTAGGACATTGCCATTGGTTTACCATTTTTCATAATAGCTCTATAGGCCAAGTAATGGTTGACTGAGGGACTAATGGGAGATGTTAATTTAAGTACTTTAGAAATTATTATTCACTCCTTATTAATTGAGGAGTATCCATTACGAACACTCCTCAATGATAAATAATTTATTTATTGATTATAATTTTATAGATTCTGAATACACATATAAATTTTACCTTCACCATATGACTCTACTGTTTTATTTCTTTCTACAATTACTTTTTCAACAATATTATCATCCTCACCATATTCTCTTGTTATCACTTGATATGTTTTAGGTACAATATTGCCATTTAAATCCCTTGTAGTTGTCTCTTCTGTTTTTTAAGCAATCCGTTAATGCATTTTTATTTAACACATTTAAAAAATGCATAACTTCATTTACAGAATTCCAAGTCTTAACTAATTTTCCATCTGAATCTATTTGATTCACTTTCATGTTTTTTCTATAATAATGAGATGGCAAATTTATTAAATTTTCTCCTACAACAATATCCTTACTATATCTCCAAACAAATCCAAAAACTTGATTACATTTTTCAGAGCAACATGCCCCAATATTTTAAGAATTAAAACCAAATTGTTCTTGTATTTCTTTTTGTGATATCCATTCTTTTATAAACTTTCCTTCTAAACTATATTGACAAACAGAGACATATTGAGATTCGATAATTTTTATATTGGCTTCCTTTGTTCGTTTTCTTCCTTTATTAGCTTCGCTAATTTTTTGCTTATTATCTTCGGTTATTGCACACCCTTTACTACCTTCACCCCCTAATGTTAAATTATATCCATTATTATATGTATCATATTTTGAAATATTGTCTGTTTCTTTTTCACATAAGTCATCCCAAGAATCTGCAAATTCTATAACTTCTATAGTAAAATTTTCAATGCCATATTTTCTTATTGCATGATGTAATGCACTATTATATCTTTTATTTTTTGCATCCTTAATATGTTGTTTAAATCTTTTTTTATATCCTTGTGTAGTTATTCCAATATATTTTTTACTATTTATTAAGTTTTCTATCAAATATACTTCATATCTCTCGTTATCGACCACTTTTTCTTCTTGTTCCTCAGTAAATTTTTTAAATTCATTATTGTTTTCTTTTTCCAATTTAAATACCGCCTTTTCTTATTTATTTGCCTTAAATTTTATAAACAGGAAAATGCTAAGGCTTGCATCTTATCGGGAGCTACCCTATCCTGTTCATTGTGTTTTTCAACACAAAAAAGAACATCTAGATCAGATGTCCTTTTATCTATTGAAAATATCAAATTAAATATTTTAAATTTTCCATAATTATCAATAATTATTTTAATAATATAGTTATTAGACATTCCATGCTTGTCAATAATCATAAATTCCTCAATATCAGGATCGAGAAAATCTAATTTATTTTGTTGTTCTTTGATAATCTCATCCTTATATCTTATTTTCTGACCATATGATTTATTTTCACTTGAACTTTTCTTTCTATCATATTCTTGGATGTAATAACTGTAAGTGGTGGTCTTAGGCATGTACATTTTATCGCTTGGATTCAAATTATTTCTATTTTTTGTCAATCCACTAACCAATCTATTATATTCAATTCTTTTATTCTCAGAACCTCTAATATTTAATAGATATTCTTCAAACATTGATAAGAGATTATTAAATTCTTCATAATTACATGATTTAAACGTATTCACAGTTTTTCGTTTGCCAAAATATGATTCAAGTAATTTCTTGCGTTGAATTTTTATGTCTTTCTCATTTAGTGCTTTTAAAACACATATACTTTGTTCACGCCTATGTTCTAACTCCTCTATCATATCTTCGAATGCTTTTGTATATTTATATGTGAATATCAATGCCTCATCACCTGAGAACTTATTTACAAGTATAGAAAACCCTTGTCTATCCATTTTGTATTCTGGTCTCGATTGTTTATTTTCATCTAAATATGACCCCAAGGAAAAATTTCCTTCGGCTAATTCAGGTATGGCTTCAATAAATTTTCTAATTTTCTTTAATACATCAGCATGATCCTTACCATATTTTAATGCTACTGTTCTACTACTTACTACCACATTACCATTTTCATTTACAACTAAACCAAACTCTTGTTCAAATGCTGTTAAATTATTCTCCATTATTAATTCCTTCTTTCATAATTAATTATTATTTTATTTCACACTTTGTCACATAATTATTTCTTTCTACTACACCAAATTTCATATGCATTTGTACACTCAGAAAATACAAATTTATACCAAATATGTTTGGTAACAGGATGAATTCCAGTATCTTTTGTTACAACTCCTTGAGACATATAGAATGAAGCTTGGAGTGGATTATAAAGGTATACAAATCTTTCTTTTGTTAATTCTTTTTCATTTAATTGATCATTTAATTGCTCTGTCATTTTTATCACTTCCTTTCACATAAATTTGTATCTACTTTGAGACACATCAAAAAGACAAATCAATTAAGATTTGCCTTTTAATCAATCACAAAATATTAAATTCTCAAACCATTAAAAGTAATAATTTAATTGATAAAAATAGTAAAAAATAAGAGGAAGAAAGACAAATTGTGTTGTCTGTCTTCCTCTTATGTGGGGTGTTTGGATTGATTATGGTATTTGGGGATAAATAATTATATGATTGTACATTTCCTATAATTATTTAACTAAATATAATCTCTTAAGTTCCTCTTTTTCTTCTTCACTATATTTGTATTTTTGTTCATTAGTGAGTTTTTGGTTACGTGTTATTTTATTATAAGATATCAAATTCTTTTTTAAGCATATATGTACTTCTTAATTCTCCAAAATTAAATTCTTCCTCATATTGACTACATTTTAGTTTCCCTTCATCAATATTAATTTCAAACCATGAATGATTTTGTTTAAGATATTTTTTTGCTATATTTATTAAATCAATCATTATGTCATCTGCGGGCATATAATCTTTTATAGAAACAATTCTAATTCGTTTCCATCCTTTATTCTTTAAGAAATAATGCCTATTAATTTCTTTTCTATCAAATTTCTCTTGAGTTAAATCACCCATTTGTACAGCTAAATTATGTCCTGACCCATCCCACTCACAATAAATCATTTCTTCTGGAAATGATATATCTAAAGCTAAACTACTAACAGGATAATTTAACTTACCATCTAGTAGTTCACATAAATATTTTTGTGCTAAACTGCAAGGAGATGTCCCATTCTCATACATGGTTTTTCTTGCTTTTATTAAGAAATTTGCATGAGCTTCTTTATTAGAAAACGGTATTTTGTAACCGTATTTTAATATATTTTTACTATATAATTTCTCTCTGCTTTCTTCCGTAATTATATAATATTTTACGCCATATCTATTTAAATTAGTTTGTTCTATTTTATCTTTAATATTTTTATTTTTCATTGGATTATCTACACCAAATCTTCTTAACGTAGTCTTTCTTTTCTTTTCTTTTATTTCTATAGATTTGGAAATATTATTTACTCCATATTTTGATTGTATTGTATCTCTTGCTTTATTTTGGAATAATTCTAATTTAAAAGGATTATCTACTCCATACCGATCTAAACAAGTTTGCTTTTGTTTTTCTAAACTTTCTTCATTTGTGGCATTAAAAATTATTCGATTAATATGTAACTGTCTAAAATCATCATTTTTTAATAAATCAGATAATTTTTTAATTGGTATATTTAGCAAT